CTGCTTCAGGTACTCGTTGATACGTCCTAGAGCACGAAAATCTGTGACGGTGATAGCGTCCAGACCCTCCATATTGTCCACAGAGAGGTCACCTGCCTCTGCATTGATCATCAACACATCGCGCATCGAGGGCACTTCGAGTGCCGAACATGCAAGCGTTGTTTTGCCCACGCCGTAGTTACCGTACACCAGGAGCTTCAGGAAACGCTCCCGTCGTTGCACAGTCTCGATACGGAACTGTGGCATTTTGATTGCCTGCTTTACCTCTTTAGATGTTGTCGCCATCCCTTATTCTCCTCTACCCGTTCTACGGTTAGTTCACTCAATAATTCACTCCAGTCATCGTCTCGATCGATCATAAGACAGATGTCCATGAGGCTGCAATCCCACGAACAATCGCGTGTGGGATTTGGATACAATGGTAAGTCAGGATTACACATGTCCTCAATTTCCATGAGGATCTTGGTTCCCTCTGACTGTTGCTGTATAAGGGTTCGACGCGTGCGTGAGCGCCTAATGAAGTCGTCCCGGTCTTCGCTTTCGCGTGCCGCTAGGTCATTAAGGCAATGGATAACTGAGCTGGGAGCTTTGTCTGTGTCGCCGTATAACTTTATGATTGCGTCGCGATACATGCCATGCGTAGTGCCTTGTTTCTCTGCTACCGAGAGTTTGCCAGTACTTAGGATTCGGGGTGCGTTTGGAAGCGTCTTGCGGAATTCAAATAAGATGGCCCCAGCGATGGGTTTTTCAAAGACCGCATTAGCTGCCCACACATACGCGGACATCTGCTGATCCATGTCTAGTGAACCCTGACTAAAGGTCTTATAGAACTTCCAGTCCAGGATCCAGTACTCGTCATCGATCTCCACCAGCCTGTCTAAGGTGAATTGGTATACGATCTTATCGAAGCCCGGAGGCGGCTCGATAGGTAGGTCGATGTGGCAGGTAATCTCTACTTGCGGTTCCCCATTGAGCCATACGGTCTGGAGCGTGTCTCGGTTCTGCGCCCAGATGAGGTAATGTTCGAGGACACCTTCGCAAAGTGTTGATTGCTCTTCCCAATCGTCCGGAAGACCATGTCTATGCTTTGAATGGAATGACCTGCAAGCCTCGACATATGCGCGGAACGCCTCGACTGGGCTTTGGTAGTGGTTGTATCCATGATAGTCCTCCATAGCGAAGTGACCACCAGTACCCAACCAGAAGTAGCTGGGATTATCGCTAACAGCAAGGTTCTGTCTCAGTCCGCTATGCCATCCCCACTTGCGGCGGCATCTCTTGAAAAGCGAGCGGTCACTAGTACGAACGATAGCTATACGTTGTTCTTGTTCCTCGTTGTCAAACATATCCAATTCATTGTCTTGTGCATGTAATGGTTACTTCATTTAATACTGTTAATTATATAGGGAATACTAAGTGGTCATCAAGAGAGGCCCCAAAAATAATTAGGTAGCCGTGTGTCGTCCACCGCCTCGGATCTTCTTCGGCCCACTCTTGGGTGCCACTCCAGTGGCTTTCTCCCAACGCCACCTCCAATCACCTCGACCGCGGTAGCCGCCCCCGAGATGTGCGTATCCGTCGCGTCCTTGTCGCTCGCTGTACTTCATTCAATGATCTCACCCTTTAAGGCTGCGATTAGTTCTTTCGGGCGTGTAAGGACCCTATTGACGTTCGTGGCGTCTGTATCAAGCACTCTTAGGAAGTGTTCATCAATAGTGCCTAGATACTTGATGTAGTGCCAGGTTACATAGTCGTGGAGTGATATGGCGCGACGGGTACGCCCTTCTGCCTGTTCGTTTATGTCCAGAGAGTAATCGTACCCGAGGAAGTAGGATGTCTTGCATGTTTCGAGGTCAAATGACTCGGCATACGCAATCGTACACACTATAATGCCACGCAGCTGCCTAAAGCAATTTATTTCCCATTGTTGCTCCAAATAACCAATTCCACCGCGGATCATGTAGACATGCTTATGCCCGCGGTGGAGTAGTTCATTGCGGACGTATTCAGCAGCGGGCCTGAAAGGCACGAAGATAACACAGTGCGGATCCTCTTCTAGCTTGTCACTTATGGCCTCGAACCCGCCACCCATATCGAGTGATTCGTCTAGGATCCTAGGACAACATAAAAGCTGACGTAGCCTTAGGATCTTCGTTAGAACGTTAGGCGCTATAATAAGCTCGCCTGACTCTAACCAGGCAATCATGTCTTCGGATAGCTCGCGATATATCTTTGCCTGTGTGCGGGTCATCTCAACAACCAATGGCATTCTTCTACCTTTGGGGAGCTGGTCTGCAACTACCTCTTTTGGAATATAGGCAAGATAGCGGTCCACGATCTTCTTGAACTGCGTTACGTTCTTAGGGCCAAGTATTTCCCTGCCGAAGTGACCCTCTTGTGTGATGCAATAGGACTCCACGAACTTCCAATAGCTCCTGAAGAGCTTAGGCTTCACTAGTTGGAACAACGTAAACATTGAGCTTGGGTCCTTGCGTAGAGACGAACCACTCGCTAGGACTAGAACTTCAGTATGTCTGGTCATTTGTTGAAATGCTGCATAGGTCTTGTTCTTCTTCTTGCGACGCATGCATTTATGATATTCGTCAGCAATTACCGCGACCCAAGGTATCGGCTTAATCGCTGCATAGTCCCTAAGGAATATGCTGTAGTTTATTAGGTATATGCCCCAATTCGAGCCCTCAGCACCTCCCCACATGATCATACGTTTGTGCTTGTTGCCACGCACGATGGTAATGTCATCCGCAAGTTGAGGATCGTTCGTCCATTCAGGCAGCTGTCTAAGCCATGTTGCGATAGCAGGACCACTACAGGCTATTAAGACTGGTCCAAAGGGATATCGGCCCTCAGTAGGGGCGTGTGGTACGATTATGCCTAGCTCCACTAAAGCATCAATGATTGGTCGTGTCTTACCACTTCCGGGTACTGAAAGTAGGCCCGTACGTTTCAAGCGGACGATCTTCTCTCGGGCATACTTCTGGTACTTGAATTCGGCCGGCAGTATAATCATACGCGGGCTCCTTTACGTAGATTGCATTTCAGGTGTGATAGTTGTACGTTGTCCCAAGTGTGTGTTCCGCCTTTACTAAGGGGGTATGCGTGGTCCATAGACGCATGCTTCGGTTGGACCCACTTGGAGCAGAGTGCACATATTCCGTAGGCGCGCTTAAAGACCTTAACCAGAGTGATACCGGCGTCGAACTGCACTTGGAGTGTAGCAGCTCTGTGACGTTGCCTGAAGCTGATCTTGCTCTTGCGGTCACGCTTCCTGACGCTTTCGAGGGCACGATTCACCTTGCAACATGATTTACAATAACGATTGAGTCCGTCATCATTAAGCAGGCTTCGGTAGAACTCCGAGTTCTTCCGATAGTTCCCACATCCGACACACTGCTTCATCTTGTAAACGGCATTGACGCTGCCCTAGGTCTCCTGCCAGACTTCTTCTTGGTCTTCTTCTTGTGGGTTTGCACACCTAGAGGCATGAATGGAGATCCTTCAGGTAGTTCGAATGCACCACCACGAAACAGAATGGCTTTGGCACACCACCAGAGACATTTCCCAACGTCATCGACGTAGGAAGCGCTCGATTTACGTCCAGCACGCAACATGTACTTAAGCGCCTGCGCTAGGTGTGCGTCGCCATCGAAGCGTGCTTCCATGAGGTCCGCTACTTGGAATTTATGACCTTTGACTTCTAAGTCATAATGCTTGGGATTGATTTCGCTCATTTGTTGTTCCTCAATAGTCAGTCGTTGCTTGTCGATGCATTTAGGCTGCCGCCCGCATACAGCCACCAGAGAAACCAGAATTTCCCGCATATCGTGTGTAACCGGCACTAAACACTGGTTCGATGATTCGTTCCCTAACAACGGGCTTTGTGTATTCTGCCAAGATGATCGCGGTAAGGTTGTCGACCTCTTTTTCTACCTCTTCCCAATTTCTTCGCATTACTGCTACTTCCAGTCTCACTAATGCTTTTAGTGGCTTTTTGTCCATTTCGTCTTAGTCTCCGTTCTCGTTTAATCTCTCCCCATTCGTGCTTCCATGCCAACAACGCTTTACAACGTTTACGTCCTGTATGATAGGTACGTTTCCTCATCCTACTGTTAGCCTCGCTTTGTCGGCCTTCTTGATTGCGCCAAACAGAAGGAAATAGCATCCATGACGAATCGCGTCGCGGGCGTGCTTTGAGCCTTTATGGTAGTAGCCCCACTCTCTAAGCTTCACGTCCTTGCAGAAGCCTTTAGCAATGTGGGCGGGCTGTTTGACGATGTGTGGTATATGGCACATGATTGCCAGTGTCTCAATGCAGCCGATTACGCGTGTGGTCAGCATATCGGATCCTGCATGATGCTTGGCGCGCCATTTGTAAACGCGATAGTCCTCTATGACTATGGTCTCAGGATCGTGCTCGCTGATGAGGAGCTCGATCTCGTGTGTTGCTTTGGCTATGTCGTCTGTATCGATCTCATCCCAGGCCGTCAGTTTATGTGCCTTGAATACGGCCCATCCTGTTGTGTGTCCCGGATCGAAACATAATGTAATCTGGTCGGGCTTGATTTCGGGTAACTGTCTTTGGTTTCGCACTTGTGTAACAAGGAAGTGAAATTCCATCGCTCGTCCTCCCTAAGAAAGGTGAGGAGAGAGACAATCGGGGGAACGCCTGTCTCTCTCCTCGGGGCGCAGGGAATGCCAAGTCTGAACATTAGACGACCCGACACTCGATTCCTGCTTTCGCTTGGGCTCGGTTACTTGCCTTTGCCCGCCTCGCTTGCTGCTGCGACCTTTGCAGCAGTTGCTGCTGCAGCGGCTGCAACCTTGCGAGGGTCTTCTTTCGTCTTCGTAGCGGCGAAGACGATCTGGTACGGGATCACTTTATCCTTCTTGCCCGCCTTTTCGAGCATTTCGTTGATGGCGTTCTTGATGTCGGAACGCGACTTCTCGCTCTCGCCATGCAGTCCCGTCTTCGCGTTGTAGTACGCATCACGGATAAAGTCAATGCGCTTCACGCCGTTTGGCAGCGTTACTGCACGCCCTTGCCCTTCTGTCTTTGCGTCTTTGTCAGTCATAGTGCTTAACTCCTGTTGGTCTTCTTGGGTTGGTGTAACATGTCACACGCAATCCTCGCGTGTATCATTATTATATGATATTCATTAAGTGAAATCAACGCCCAATTTCGACGAGCTCCATTTCAATTACCTCCATCTGCATGTCAGCACGCTCGGGACGCTCCTCCAAGTTTTGGCATTCGCTCTCCAAGTATCCATCCCAGTCACGCGTTCGCGTTATATATGTGACACCCTTCTTCCACCATGTCAGCGCACAGAGGGCCCCTTTGCGCGTGGTAAATATCCGTGGGACGTCATTACTGCAAGGCTCTACTTGTGTTTTGCATCGAGACGGTGTGTCTGGCAAGAACAGATCTGTGCCTCTCAATCTTATTGCCCATACGTTCATAATAGCCTCAGTCAATGGAATACACCGTCTTATTGTTTACTGTTCCGCTCTCGTGCATGTGCAATAGCTTCTGGATTGAGCCTCGATGCGTCCGTAGATACTTGCCCATACGCCAGCTGTTTATCATTGCTCCGTTCTTGCAGTATGTCTCGTGTTCCTGAGCCCACTCGGCGATCTCCTTGGACCCAAAGCGCTGTGTTTGGTAATTGTCTGGGTACTTAGCCTTCACGGCTGTTACGAACTCTTCCAGGCCCGCCATTGTCCAGTCAGTTTCCGACATCTTAGTAGCCGTCTGCCTCTTAAGGGCTTCAGGAATCCACTTATAGTCCATTCCGAGCACTCGAGCCATCAACATCAGTACCTGTTCGTAATTGGCTAATCGATGCGTGGCACGATAGTTCTCGTCCCATGCATCTTCGAATACCGCCAGCTTAAGGAACTTATGTAGGGCCGCCAGTTGGTGCGCCACCCATCCTATTCGTCCTTGTCCCATTGTGATCTGGTTTCGCACCCATCCAGCATCATGTCCTTTCTGTATGACCTCCAACTCGAAAATAGCCGCCCTTTGGATGAGATCAAGCGTGTAAAAAGGCTGCTCAAGTGCCGTCAATGCAAAGGTCGTAGTGACGGGAAGCGAAAGTACCTCACTGTTAGTGTAGAGCTTACGCATCTCGACGTGCGGGTCTGGCTCGGTGACCAATCGACAGAGTTCGTCCGATAAGCGTTGCTGGTAGTCCTTCGTAGTGCTGGTGAAGTGGACGTTATCAAGGACATGGATCCCTCCCCTACTTGTGATTCCTGCATACCAATCCCTTATGTCGTTAGTCATGTTTGATAGGCGGGGATACCCGGTTACGATTGTTTGACGCAGTTCATACAGAGAAGACTTGCCGGAGCCGGGTTCCCCTAAGATCAGCTCCACCGGCAATTGGGTACCGCGCCAGCGTAAGAGCCAAGGCGATATATAGTAGAGCAGGATAGCTAGCATCCGACCCTCTTTGATGTTGTTCGTT